TAATCTTTGATGGTGTTGATATTTCAGAAGAAGTACTTGGTAAATTTGAAACCATTTTTGAAGCTGCAGTCAACGAAGCAACCACTGCTAAGGTTGAAGAAATTGCTGAAACACTAGAAGAAGAGTTTGAAGTCAAACTTACAGAATCTGTCAATGAAGCTATGGAAGAAATCATAGAGAACCTAGACTCATATCTAGACTATGTTGTTTCTGAGTGGATGGAAGAAAATGAAGTTGCTATCGAATCCGGTATCAAGGTAGAAATGGCGGAGTCATTCATGGGTAGCTTGAAAGAACTATTCTATGAGCATAATGTAGCAATTGATGATGAGACAATTGATATTGTTGCAAGTCTAGAAGAAGAACTAGAAGCAATGAAAGCAGAAACAAATCGTACTATCAACGAAAACATTGAACTTGCTGAAGCGGTAAAAACACTTGAAGCAGGCCGAATTTTCAATGAACTAGCTGAAGGTCTTACAACTTCACAAGCAGAACGTCTTCGTGTTCTTGCTGAAAAGCTTGATGTATCCGATCTAAATGAATATGCATCTGATTTAGGTACTCTAAAAGAATCATTCTTCAAAGCTAAATCAGTTATTACTGAATCAGCAGAAGATGAAACTTCAGATGATCTATTAATTGAAGAAACAACAACTCGTGTTTCATCAGCTTATGATTCTGTAAATGCTCTTGTCGCCGCACTTGATGCAAAAGCAAAACTAACCTAATAATTAGTGAAAAACAATAAATTATAAATAAACTCATAACAACCTATAAGGAGAGACAAATGACTCTATCAAATCGCGATCTAGTTGCAAAGTGGGGCCCAATCCTTGAGCATTCATCTTTTGCACCTATTCAGGACGCTCAAAAGCGCTCAATTACTGCAACAATTCTAGAGAACACAGAACGCGCAATGAGAGAAGACTCAACTGCAGTTTCAATGTCCTCACTTCTAATGGAAACACCAACCAACTTTGGTGGCGGTCTAGGTCAAGCAACTGGTGGTAACTCTGCTGTTGCTGCATACGACCCCGTTCTAATCAGCTTGGTTCGTCGCTCCATGCCAAACCTAATTGCTTATGATATTGCTGGTGTTCAGCCAATGACTGGCCCAACTGGTCTTATCTTCGCAATGCGCTCTAAGTACAACGCAATGTCAGGTAACACTTCTTCCGAAGCATTTTACGGCGAAGCAGACACTGGTTTTTCTGGTACTGGCTCACAGAACGATGATCTGTTCCCAGCTTCAAGTGGAACTGAAGTTACAACTGGTACTGGTCTTACAACTGCTAATGCTGAAGCACTTGGTGCTACAGGCGGAACACAGTTTGCTGAAATGGCATTCTCAATCGAAAAAGTTGCTGTAGAAGCAAAAAGCCGCGCGCTAAAAGCAGAATACACAACTGAACTAGCACAGGATCTAAAAGCTGTTCACGGCCTAGACGCCGAAACTGAACTTGCAAATATCCTTTCTTCTGAGATTCTTGTTGAAATCAACCGTGAAGTTGTTCGTACAATCTATAGCAATGCTGTTGTCGGTGCTCAAGTAGGTACTGCAACTGCAGGTACTTTTGATCTTGATGTTGATGCAAACGGTCGCTGGAGTGTTGAAAAGTTCAAAGGTCTAATGTTCCACATCGAGCGTGAAGCAAACCAGATTGCAAAAGACACCAGACGCGGTAAAGGTAACATCGTTATCTGTTCTTCCGATGTTGCTTCTGCTCTTCAAATGGCCGGTGTACTTGATTACACACCTGCTCTAAACAGCAATGCGCTAAATGTTGATGACACAGGCAACACTTTCGTTGGTGTTCTAAACGGTCGTTACCGCGTGTACATCGACCCATATGCGTCAGGCACAAACTACCTAGTTGTAGGCTACAAAGGTTCTTCATCCTTTGATGCTGGTCTATTCTACTGCCCATATGTTCCACTACAGATGGTCCGTGCAATCGGTGAAAACAGCTTCCAACCGAAAATTGGCTTCAAAACCCGCTATGGTTTGGTTGCAAATCCATTCGCCGAAGGTTCAACTTCAGGACTTGGTGCACTTAATGCAAACACAAACAAGTATTACCGCAAGGTTCGCGTTGCAAACCTAATGTAATCTTCGGATACAAAAGAATCTGGAATCAACCAGGTCAACTAATAAGGCGGAACTTCGGTTCCGCCTTTTCTGTTTTTACTCAATAAAGTCTTCAATTGATATTTCTGCCGTAGGACTTTGATTGAACCATTCATATTTTGCATTGCCGCAGTCCCAAATCCGGTCCCATCTATTATCAATCATATTTTCAAATTCCGTTTTGTTCTGATTATAATCTTCTAGAATACTTGCTAACTTATGTTTTTGGAACTTAACTCTTGAAAAAAGCATATTTGTGTTTTTCTTGAAATACCAATAATTAGGGGGTGAGGATTTTACTTCCACAAACCCACAATTTAAATAACTTTTACCATTGCCAAATCTGAGATCTGCAAATGTAACAATTGAATTTGGATTTTCTTGTCGAATAAAATATTTAAAGATTTTGGATAGACCACCTACTACAGTTATATTACCATGACTAGTAAGTCTTGAACATTCGTATTCATAATTTTTACTAAACCTATTTTTACCAAATGATCCTACCATAACTAATTCTTGCTCGTGAAATAGACCATAGTGATATGCCGCACCCAGAGCGCCATGTAAATGATGCTCGTTGTGAAAACTCATAGCCACATTGGTATCTATTTTCCTTATGTGAGTTTTTCTTGCATATACTCTTTTTGTTTTGCCTAAAAGTTTACAGAGCAATTTCTTTACTTTATCAATATTGTCAGATTCAAATACTGTTATGAGCTTATATCCTTTTTCGGCGCAGAGGTTATACTTTTTCTCGTGATAATCTTTCTTTTTACCAGAGGAATATTCGGCATGCCAATAGAGCCCACAGTACTCAATGGCAATCTTCTTAGTAACATTGACTATATCTAATTCGAATGGATTTATAATTCTTTTATCACATATAAGCCATTCATCTTCTGGGAAGTTTTCTGCGAGGAACTCATGAAGTTCAATTTCCGCTTTGCTTCTCCATATAGGTTCCAGTGGTTCTATCTTAATATCATTAGCAATAAGCTGATTTCTAATGTGAGTCCGAGATACTCCTAATTTATCAGCAAGATCAGAAATCGATTTATCTCGTTCATATTGAGAATCAAGAAATTCTTTAGTAAATTGTATATCTTTATACTGTCTTTGTTTGCCTTGTTTGCATGCCTCGGTTAGAGTTTTCGTATCAATATCATAAGAATAAAGCCAGTCATATATGGTCTGTTGACCTACTCCATAGTATTTCTCTAGAGACTTAATATTGTTTTCTTGATAAAGCTGCAACAATTCTTCCTTACTGGGCTTTGTGATTCTGCGATTTCTATTATTGGCTTCAGCAGATGCTTGCTTATGACTCTTTCGAGGTATTCCATAACCATCTAACCAAACTCTTAGAGTAGGATTGGAAGTGGAATAATGCCTAGCAACAGACGAAATAGTAGACCCTTCCTTTAGGTAAAGGGTCTCTAATTCTTCTTTCAGGGGTATATTTTTATGTCTTATTCCGCTCATAGGTTTATTTATGTACTATTGCAAATGTTAAGTTTAATTCCCATTGGTATATTCCTTGTATAGTTTAATGCTTGCTAGATTTTTCATCTTTGATTCGCACATAATATCTGCATAATCTAGAAATGATAAGGCGTATTGATTTACATGTCGGTTAGGAAACCAGTCACTGTGAGCTCGTAGTTTTTGCTTTTTATAGCCTGTGTTTAGCAATTCTAGCATATCAGGCATAGTATCATGTTTAAATCCAATAGGCAAGTGCTCGTCTCTGCTATATGAATAGTGGATAACAGGTTGTACACCGCGCCATGAATCAATTACCCGTTTAAATCTATCATCTGTAGGTAGGATATATTCCTCAGCTCGAATCCAGTGGTGATGAATATCAACTACAAGTGCTAGGTGTTTTTCTAGTTCCAGGCTTGCATCGAGG